GTTTCTTGGTTAGCGTCAGACAGATATTTACTTTGGAATATTGCTGATGCAAAATTTGGTCCTGATATCTTACCTCTTGAAAAAGATTCGTGTGATATTCTAAAAGAACTTGGTATGGAATATGTGTCTACTCTTAAAATGTCACTTGCACAAATGCCAGGTGGTAATAGAGTTGATTCAGAAACAGGTTTACCTAAAGCAAAAAACTTTTGTAAGGTTAACGGAATCTGGTTGAAATACGAACCCATTTTTGTGTTCAGAAAACCTTAATTTCATATAGCGAAAAAGTAGTAAAATAAGCGATTTCATATAGTGAAATTGTGAGTTTTTGTGTTGTTTTTGTGCAACAAACGGCACATTCCGCTTGACATATCTGCCCATTGTGTTATACTAATAACATGATGAGAAAGAAAAGAGTTGACCGAAATCATGTGATATATCGATTGACCAACAAGGTCTCTGGTGAGTCCTATATTGGTGTGACGGTTGCACAAGGTTCTGCTAAAGTCCGTGCGGTTAAAGTCCGCTTTCAAAAACATGTCAGTCGTGCCTATAAAGAAAATCTTGATTGGGCATTGTGCATGTCAATCCGTGAATACGGTCCCGAAGTTTTCAAGCGTGAAGTGGTTGACATTGTGCGTGGCAAGTCTGCCGCCCATGACCGAGAGCGTGAGTTGATTGCCAAATTCAAACCTGAGTTAAATTCTCTATGAATTGTTTGCCAATAAATACACTTGACATGGAAAACAATTTCAGTTATACTAGCAATATTGAATGTGAAGAGGTTACATTATGATTCTTGAAATGAAACAAAAAGAGGCGTCCAAAAATGCTTTGGCTCGCCTTCTCGCATCTGAGAACATTACAGTAGAGCGCCGCAAAGTCTCTACGGCAATGTTCAATGTAAAAGAGCGTATCTTAACTCTCCCTATGTGGTCAAAAGATTTGCAAGAAGAAACTCTTGACCTTTTGCTAGGGCATGAAGTTGGTCATGCACTATTCACACCTGAGTTCGGTTATCACGATACTCAAACCCAATCAAAAGTTCCTCATCAATATATGAATGTCTTAGAAGATGTTCGCATTGAGAAACTAGTAAAACAAAAATATCCTGGTCTAGTTTATTCGTTTCAAGTTGGTTATTCCGAGTTGGCGAAAAAAGACTTGTTCGGTGTCAATGGTAAAAATTTGAATGATTTGTATTTGATTGATAAAATTAATCTAATCACTAAAATTGGCGCCCATATCAAAATTGATTTGAATGATGAAGAGTTGCGTTTGCTTGGCCTTGCCCGCAAGGCAATGACCTTCAATGATGCCCTTGCTGTTGCATTAGAAGTTTATGCGTTTGACAAGAAAAAATACGAAGAGAAAAAAGAACAACAAAAAGAACAACAAGCGGAAGAGTATCAAGAATACGATAGTGAAGAAATTGACAATCAGTATGAAGACGGTTCTTCTGGCATGACTGAAGAAGAAATGTTCGAAGATGAGAATGATGGTGAAGACGGTGAAGAGGAACAATCACCCGCACCTGTTGAAGAAACTCAAGAATCTTCCGATGAGAATGAACAGGAAACTCGCCTTGACAATAGTTTTGATGACGGCACAGAATTGCCTGATGAAGAATATGAAGAGATGACTTTTGATGCTGGTGAAACTGATGAAGAGTTTCGTAATCGTGAAGAGTTGTTACTTGACAAATCTAGTATGGAAGTATCGTATGTTGATATCCCAACACTAAATTTGAAAAATGTAATTGTTCCGATTAGTGAAGTTGTTGCTGGTTTTAATTCCGCATATAAGAATGCACTTGAGGCACATTGTTATCCAAGAAGCATGCTTGATGACTACAAAAAATTCATGGAAGAAAATAAGAAAGTTGTTTCGTTACTTTCAAAAGAATTTGAAATGCGTAAATCGGCAGACCTTATGCGCCGTGCTAGTATTTCAAAATCAGGTAAACTTGATATGACAAAGGTTCACAAATATCAGTTGACCGATGACATTTTTCTCCGTATTACTAATATGCCAGAAGGTAAGAACCATGCATTGTTGTTCATGCTTGACTGGTCTGGTTCTATGGCATCTAATCTTCTCGGCACAGTAAAGCAATTGATTGCACTTACACAATTCTGCCGCAAAAATTCTATTCCTTTTGAAGTATTTGCCTTTACTAGTGACTACAAACAAAAATACGGAAAGTATTTGACTAGAGAGCAAGTTTCTCAATTGGTTCCACGCAATGCTGATTTTGCTATTAACGAATTCGAAGTTGAGCAATTCAATATGTTGAGTATGCTTTCTTCTACAATGAAGACTGCCGATTATGCCGCAATGTGTGAATCTTTGTTTTATGTTGCGGTTTCATCTAATACAGATTTTCGCCGTAGGTTCGGTGGTGGTGCGTATGACCTGTTGCCAGAATACTTTAGATTGTCAGGCACACCTTTGAATGAAGGATTGATTTTCATGAATCAATATCTGCCAATCTTCAAGAAACAAACAAAGGCACAAATTGTGCATAGTGTAATTCTTACAGATGGTGAAGGTCACATTTTGCAAAATGTGAATACTCTGGTTCGTGATAATACAACCAATAAAGATATTCAGTCAACATATTATATTCAAACGCATCGCCAATGCCGTTTGGTTGTGCGTGACCGCAAAACCAATAGAGAACAAGAATTAGAATTCGGATACAATGGTGGTGCAAATCGTGCATGTAATTTTACAAAAGGTTTATTGAAACTGATTCGCAAAAACCACGATTCGAATTTTATTTGTTTCCATGTTCTTGATGACAAGCGTGGCGCCATTCGCCAGTTTCTTACTGAGAATGTTGGTATGATTGGTTATTCAGATGAAGTTGCAACAAAATCAAAAATGTTCCATAGTGAAAAATTGTTGACTGGTTTCGACCTTGGCTATGATGAGTATTTCCTAGTCAAAGGTGGCGATAATCTTGATTGTGATGATGAAGATTTGACAATCGATTCTTCCGCAACCAAATCACAAATGGTAAAACAATTCGCAAAATTTACAGGAGGTCGTGTTCAAAACCGTGTGCTGTTAACAAAGTTTTCCGAAATGATTGCGTAATGCGAGATTGGGGCGTTGTATAAAAACAACACCCCCTCTTGACAAATGTGTGGAAGTGCGATATAATATCTGTATAAATTGAGAAAGGTATCTTTATTATGAATGCAAAGCAAAAACAGTTTTTCGAAGTTCTCTCACAAAGTTTCAAACCTGGCACGGTTCTAACCCGTGATGAGATTGTAAATTTTGCCGATGAGAATGGTTTCACAACACCAACATATTTTATTAATGATAAGTATCGTGTTGGTCGTGGTCAATATGAAGTGCCGAGTGTTGATGCCGGCCAATCAGTTGTTAAAACAAAACCTGTAGTGACAAAACCTGAACCTGAAATGGAATACGCCCAAGCGGTTGCACAAGTAATTCAAATGCCAAACCAAAAAGTTTTGCAACAAGCGAAAATGCAACAAGATGTTGCCAACCTTATTCCTGAAAAATTTAAAGGTTATGCTCCTTTCGGTTTCTTCAATGACCTTAAAGGTATCATTCAATCTAAGATTTTCTATCCTGTTTTCATCTCTGGTCTTTCTGGTAATGGTAAGACTTTGATGGTTGAACAAGTGTGTGCCAATCTTGGTCGTGAAGTTGTAAAAGTGAACATTGGTCCTGAGACTGATAAAGATTCTCTAATCGGTGGTGAAACTCTGATTGATGGTAATGTAGTATTCCGTGAAGGTCCTGTGCTGTTAGCAATGCGCCGTGGTGCGGTTCTACTCCTTGATGAGATTGACCGTGGTACCAACCGTCTAATGTGTTTGCAAGAAGTGATTGATGGTAAAGCATTCCTTAACGATAAGACTGGCGAAGTGATTAACGCCGCCTCAGGATTTCAAGTGATTGCTACTGCAAATACCAAAGGTCGTGGTAGTGATGATGGTCGTTTCTCTGCCGCACAAATTCTTGATGAGGCATTCCTTGAGCGTTTTGCAATTACAATCGAACAGGAATATCCTGCCGCTACAGTAGAGAAAAAAATTATTGTTGCCGAACTTGAAAAGAAAGGTATCGATGATGTTGACTTTGCCGAAAAACTTGTTAAGTGGGCAAATGTGATTCGTGATACTTTTGCACAAGGTGCAATTGATGAGATTGTTTCTACTCGCCGCCTTGTTCGTATCGTGCAAGGTTACGCAATCTTTAAAGATAAACTAAAGGCAGTTCAACTCGGTGTCAATCGTTTTGATAGCGAAACGAAATCGGCATTCATTGACCTCTATACGAAAGTAGATTCTGGTCAAATGGAAGAGAATGCAACACAAGTTACTTCTACCGAAAATAGTGTTGCAGAGGAACAACCTTTCTGATACATTAATGATATAGAAACTGATTAACAGTTTCGAATCCAGAGTGGTCGACCACGCCATTCTGGATTTTATTACATCGTGGTATTTCAATATGGAGATTGATAATTATGTCAAATAAAACTCAACTAGAGAAACTTGAATCTTTCTTTTCTAAAGAAGGTAAAACTCTAACCGCCAAACAAGCACAAAGCATGTTCGGTGTTGAGCGTATGAGCGCCCGAATCTATGACCTACGCCAAAAAGGTTATTGCATCTACAGTAACCCACGCAAGGGTTCGCAGTCGGTCGAATACCGTTCTGGTCGCCCAACTCGTTCAATGGTTTCTGTCGCACATAAAGTTCTTGGTGACAGCGCATTCGCCGCTTAATCTAAGTAGTGAAAATGGGGCGGTGTTTTGGCACTTGCCCCTTTTTTCTCATAAGAGTGTTGATGAAAAAATTAAATAGAGATACAATTAAAGAATCACAAAATGCTACAACAGGTGGCAGAAAATTTGATGGCGGTAAGTTGCAATATGGACTTATCCCACCTCTTGCATTGAAAGAGATGGTCAAGGTATTGACCTTTGGTGCAGAGAAATACGAACCTGATAATTGGAAGATAGTTCCAGATTCCAAACGCAGATACTTTGATGCCATGCAAAGGCATCTGTGGGCTTGGAAAGAAGGTGAACAGATGGACCCTGAATCGGGAACCCATCACTTGGCACATGCAATGTGTTGCCTATTCTTTTTGTATGAACATGATATATTATATTCGAAAGAGGTGAACGATGAAAATCAGTAAAACAACACTAGAGATTTTGAAGAATTTTTCTACAATCAATGAAAATATTCTAATTAATCCTGGTAACAAACTACAAACAATTTCAGGCATGAAAAACATTTTTGCGGAAGCAGAAATTGCAGAAAACTTTCCTGTTGAAGTTGCAATCTACGATTTGAATGCTTTTCTAAGCACCTTCTCTTTATTTGAAGATGCTGATATTGAATTCAATGATACACATATGATTTTTTCTAAGGGTCGTGTGAAGAGTAAATATTTTTATGCGAACAAAGAAAACTTAGTTGTTCCTAAAAAATCAATTACAATGCCTGATTGCGAAGTGACATTTAATCTGTCGCAACAAACAATTTTAGACACACTTAAAGCGTCAAGTGTTATGTCTCTTCCTGATATCACAATTTCATCTAACGATGATGGTGTTTCTCTTTCTGTTCGTGATAAAAAGAATTCCTCTTCAAACAATTACGATACATCAATTGAATGTGATTCAGATGGCAAGTTCGAAATGAATTTTAAATCTGAACATTGGAAGATTATTGCTGATGATTATGAAGTTAAATTATCGAAGTTGAACATCTCGCAATTCACCGCAAAGAACCGTAAACTAAAATATTGGATTGCACTAGAAGACAGCAAATATAATAAGGGGTAAACTATGTCGTTACAACATTTTACACCAACATTGAGAACAATTCGTGATTGGGGAATTAAAAGTGTAGCACTCAATCCCACTCAAGTTGTCGCAGTAATTGAGATTGGTAAATGCGATGAGGCAATGTATGAAGAGGGTACAAACATCGTTATGTCAGATGGCCATGTCTATAATGTTACTGAATCATATCTTGATGTTGTAGGTCGTTTATTTTCAGCAGTTTAACTTTGTGAGGTTTTATTATGATTGAGCGTGAAGATTTTTTGTGGGTTGAAAAGTATCGCCCAAAAACAATTGATGATTGTGTTCTACCAAAAGAATTGAAACAAACTTTTAAAGAGTTTGTTGAGCAAGGACAAATTCCTAATTTGATTCTTTCTGGTGGTCCAGGTATAGGTAAAACAACAGTCGCTAAGGCGCTTTGTAATGAACTTGATTATGATGTTCTCATGATTAATGGTTCAGATGAAGGGCGCCTTATTGACACACTACGAACAACAATTAAAGGTTTTGCATCAACAGTATCTTTAACTGGTTCTAAAAAAGTAGTGATTATTGATGAGGCAGATTATCTGAATCCTCAGACCGTTCAACCTGCAATGCGTAATTTCATTGAAGAGTATAGTAAAACATGTCGATTCATTATGACATGTAATTACAAAAATCGAATCATTGAACCTCTACATTCTCGTTGTTCAGTTATAGATTTTAAAATTGAACCAGCAGACAAACCAAAGATTGCCGCAACTTTCTTCAAGAAAGTGATTGATATTTTGTCGGCAGAAAATGTTGAGGCGGATTCTAAAGTTGTTGCCACACTTGTTGAAAAATTCTTTCCCGATTGGCGCAGAGTATTAAATGAACTTCAACGATATTCAGTTTCAGGTAAGATTGATTCTGGCATTCTTGTTGCTGGTGATACAAATATTCGTGATTTAACTGGTGCCCTTAAATCAAAAGACTTTGCAAAAGTTAGAAAGTGGGCCGCAGACAACACAGACCAAGACCCTGTTCTTATCTACAAAAAGATGTATGAATCTTTTTCCGAATTTCTTAAACCTCAGAGTGTTCCTGAAGCAATTTTGCTTCTCGCTAGATATCAATATCAAGCGGCATTTGTAGCAAACCAAGAAGTGAATTTAGTTGCCTTTTTAACCGAAGTTATGATTTCGTGTGAGTTTGAGTGATGACGCCATTTGACTTTATTAATGCTATCTCACAAACGAAAGAACAATTAATTGTTGATGACTTAACAGAAAAAGAATATAAGCCGTATATCATTAATCTCGGTCTAAGCATGAACATGGATACGGTTTTGCAAGCAAATGAGATGAATATTCACAATTTTCTTGATAATAATCTTCAATTTTCCTTTTTGCTAAATACAATTAGTAAGAAAAAACGATTTAATAAATGGGTTAAATCGGCCAAAATTGATGACTTAGAGTATGTTAAAGAATATTTTCGTTATAGTGACGAGAAGGCAAAACAAGCACTCAAAATCTTAACCGATGAAAATATAAAAACTATAAAAGAAAAATTGGAAAAAGGTGGAAAGAAATGATTGAAGAAAAGTGGAATCCTAATGAAATGGTCGAGGTGAAACTTAGAGAACCGGACGATTTCTTAAAAGTCCGTGAGACACTAACACGCATTGGTGTTGCTTCCCGTAAAGATATGAAACTATATCAGTCTTGCCATATTCTACATAAGCAAGGCAGATACTTCATTGTTCATTTCAAAGAGTTATTTGCATTAGACGGCAAAGAAGCAAACTTAGAAGAAAATGATTTTCAACGCAGAAACACAATCACAAAGTTATTAGAAGATTGGGGTTTGATTAGTGTTGTAAATAAAGAACTTGTTACAAACCAAGCACCATTATCACAAATTAAGGTTTTGTCTCATAAAGAGAAAGACCAGTGGGAACTTGTTCCGAAATATAATATCGGAAAAAAAGCAAAAGTTGTATAAATAATTTTATTCCCCTCGGGATGGGAACTGGCTTTCAAAGGTGTGCCAGACAATAAACACCAATAAACCGCTACGCCTTAGGGGTAGCATTTTTTGAACTCGCTTATTTAAAGGAGAAAACATGAGCGCAATTTCAGCACAAGCCATTACGGCAATCGACACCATTCAAGGTGCAAAAACTACTTTTCTAAACACTTTCGTAACAGAGAAAAAAGTTAAAGAACCTCTACAAACTTTTGTAGATGCTCAAACTACATTCGCTAAAGAATTTGTAAATCAATTTGATACCTTTACATCTACTGTTCAAACTGCTTTTGAAAAAGCATTGAAAGTTAAGTAATTAGGGAGGTAATATGAACTCATTAACTAAATTTGTCCCTGATGCACTTTTGCATCCAAACGCATTTAAAGACTTTGACAAATTCTTTGTTGGTTTCGAAGACCAATTTAATAAGATGGCAAAGTTGCACGATGAGTTGACAAAAAACATTCCTAATTATCCTCCTTATAATATCTACAAGCAAGCAGAAAACAAATATGTTGTTGAACTTGCCGTTGCAGGTTTTGGTAAGCAGGACATTGAAATCACTCTTGAGAATGATAGATTGATTATCAAAGGTGAGACAAAAGATGATACTCAAGCATTTCTCTATAAAGGAATTGCAACAAGAGCATTTACCCGTAGTTTCGCTGTTGATGACCAAATTGTTGTTCAAGGTGCTTCAATGATTAATGGTATGCTTAAAGTTTTCTTAGAGCGTATTATTCCAGAATCAAAGAAGTCACGCAAGATTGATATCGCAGATGAAGGTTCTACAGTCTCAGAGTTTGCGGCAGATAATCCTAAGCAATTTTTGACTGAAGATGAACTTGCTATTGACAAAAAATAACAAGTGATGTAGAATACACCGAGGTCTAAAAGGCCTCGGTTTTTTATTTAATGGAGATAATATGAACGAACTATATCTATTCAGATTCGTTGGCGGAGAAGATGTTCTTGCCGAATTAGAAAACGAAACTGACACAACAATTACAGTAAGCAAACCTGCCATCATTTTAACTATTCCGCAAGCAAATGGAACAATGAATGTTCAGATGTTGCCTTGGACACAATTTTCCGAAGAAAAGTCTTTCGTTGTAAGCAAAACTCATTTATACTTTAAAACTAAACCTGTTATTGATTTGGTAAACAATTATAACAGAATGTTCGGTTCAGGTATTCAGATTGCTACAGCGATTCCTAAATGACAAAATTTTATACTAATGTTCGTTGCTTTGGAAATTATATTTACTACCGTGGGATTGAAAACGGTCAACCAGTAAAGAAAAAAGTAGAATTCAAACCTACTCTATTTCTAAACAGCAAGAAAAAAACACAAAGCAAATATAGAACACTCAACGGTCAAATTCTTGAACCTGTTGAGTTTGATTCTATTAAAGAAGCAAAAGAATTTGTAAAGAATTATGAAAATGTTGATGGGTTCAGCATTTTTGGTAATACAAAATTTGAATATGTTTTTATTTCAGAACAACACAAAGAAGAAGTAATTGATTGGAATATTTCTGATATCAATGTTGCATATGTTGATATTGAAGTTAACTCAGACAATGGATTTCCTGAACCAGAATATGCGAGAGAACCTGTAACTGCAATTACAATCAAACTGTCTAAAGTTGGTCGTTTCGTTACATTCGGTTGTGGTGATTATGTTCCACACCGTGATGATGTTGATTACATTAAGTGTGACGATGAATATAATTTGCTAAAAAAGTTTTTAACTTATTGGACAGACAATTATCCTGATGTGTTGACTGGATGGAATGTTAAAGGGTTTGACATGTATTATCTTGTCAATCGCACAATAAGAATTCTTGGCGAAGATGAAGCGAGAAAATTCTCGCCTTGGAATATTATTCATCAAAAATCGGAGAACTTTTATAATCGTGAAATTAAATTTTATGATGTTGTTGGTATTGCTATACTTGACTACTTGCAGTTATTCAGAAAATATGCGCCAAACTATTCACAAGAAACCTATCGACTTGACCATATTGCACAAGTAGAAGGTGTCGGTGCTAAATTAAATTATGATGAGTTTGATTCATTGCATGATTTATACACAAGAGATTTTCAAAAATATATTGAGTATAACATTCGAGATGTTGAACTTGTTGAGATGATTAATGTGAAAGGTAAGAAAGCAAATGGATTGATTTCTATGGCACTATCTCTTGCCTACGACAACAAAACAAATATTGACGATGTGTTTTCTCAAGTGAGAATGTGGGACACAATTACCTACAATCATTTGAAGCAAAAGAATATTATTATTCCACCAAAGAAAACAAACGATAAAGATACGCAATATGAAGGTGCGTTTGTTAAAGACCCGCAAATTGGTAAATTTGATTGGGTTGTTTCTTTTGACTTGAACAGTCTTTATCCACATTTGATTATGCAATACAATATCTCACCAGAGACATTGGTTGAACCAAAAGACTATACACCAGCATTGCGTAATCTTATTTCTTCAGGCGTCAATGTTGACAAATTGCTCTCGCAAGAAGTTGATACAAGTGTGTTGGCATCTGAACAAGTTACTCTAACACCAAATGGTCAATTCTTTCGAACAGATATTCTAGGTTTCTTGCCTGAGATTATGCAAAAGATGTATGATGGTCGTGTCATTTATAAAAAGAAAATGATTGAGGCACAAAAGAAATATGAAGAAACAAAAGATGCAAAATATGTAATTGAGATTGCTAAGTATAAGAATCTACAGTTGGCGAAGAAAGTTGGATTGAACTCTGCTTATGGTGCGTTAGGTAATGAGTATTTTAGATTCTTTGATATTCGCCAAGCAGAAGGTATCACAATGGCGGGGCAGTTGTCTATTCAATGGATTATGAATGGCATGAATCGATACCTGAATAAAATTCTTGCAACAGATGATGTTGATTATGTGATTGCAATGGATACAGATTCTTTGTATATCACACTAGAAAAGTTTGTCGAAAAAGTTTATGGTGATAATATTCCTGAACATAAAGTAGTTGTTGATTTCTTAGATAAAGTTTGTGAAGGTAAATTACAAAATGTGATTGATGGTGAGTATACTGCCTTGGCAGAATATATTAATGCTTACTCTCAAAAAATGTTTATGAAACGAGAGAGCATTGCCAATCGTGGTTTCTGGACTGCAAAGAAACGATATGCATTAAATGTGTATGACAACGAAGGTGTTCGTTATTCTGAACCTCAATTGAAGATTACTGGTCTTGAGACTGTTAAATCATCAACGCCTGCGCCTGTTCGTAAAATGTTAACACAAGCGATTGAAATTATTCTAGAGAAAGATAACAATGCTTTGATTGAATTTATTGAAAAAACTAAAGATGAGTTTTTTAGTCTTCCTGCTGAAGAAGTTGCTTTCCCTCGCTCAGTAAATGGTATTGACAAATATTCATCTAGTGTTTCAATCTACACGAAAGGAACACCATTTCATGTTCGTGGTGCCCTACTACATAATCATATTCTCAAAGAAAAGAAACTTGAAAAGAAATATAATCCAATTAAAGAGGGTGAGAAAATCAAGTATCTTTATTTGAAGATGCCTAATCCGATTAAAGAAAATGTGATATCATTCATCAATCAAATTCCAAAAGAATTAAATTTGCACGATTATGTTGATTATGAAACACAATTTAATAAATCTTTTCTAGAACCTTTGCGAACAATGTGTAATTGCGTTGGTTGGCAAATTGAACAGGTAGCAACATTAGATGACTTCTTTGCATGATTATTTAAATTCTAAATTGAATGAATACAATCTTCCTATTCTGAATGAAACAGAATGGAAAGAGTTGAATGAAAAACATTCTAAAGACGAAATAAAAGAAGAACTTGCTAACATCATTGTAGATGGTCAAGCGAAGTTTCCTTTTAGAAAAATTTCATTCAATGACATGGCCGAAAAGTTTCGCTCTTTTTGTGCTGATGATTGCATCAATTATTATATGCATGATGTTGAGTGTATGGAGAAATTTTCTGATTACAAGTATCCATATAAAGACTTTGGTTTGTTTACCATTCAATTAGGGCATCATTACAATGATGTTTCTAATTATTTTATGCAGGCGGTTAGATATCAATGTGCAGGATATAATAGAGAAGCGCCAATAGACATTTGGAAAGATAAAGAGAAGTTGAAGAACTTGAATTGGACTTTATGGCGCATGGGAACAAAAGAACTTGATATGGGTGCTTATCGTGCAACATTTAGACTAGGTTCATATGTTGCTACACAATTTAAACCCCATGTTGCTAAAGCGATATATCAAGCAACAAACTCCAAAAACATTTTAGATACATCGTGTGGTTGGGGTGATAGACTTGCCGCTTTCTATGCATCACCTAATACAGAGATTTATATTGGTTGCGACCCTAATGAAACAACATTTGAAATTTACAAGTTGATGTGTTTAACTTATGAAAGAATCTTAACAGGTCAGATGCCACAGATGAATGTATTTGGTGATGCGTTTGAATGCGTTGGTGCCAAAAGAGTTATGATTTTTAAATCACCATCAGAGGAATTGAACTTATCAAATATTCCAATCAAGTTCGATTGCTATTTTACATCGCCACCATATTTTGCAACAGAGTTATATAACAAAGGCGGTGAAGGTGAAGACTTACAATCATGGAAAAGATACGACACATATGAATTATGGCGAGACAATTTTTTCTTCTTGACATTAAAAAACTTTTCTGGTATGATGAGTGACGATGGAATTATATTGATGAATATCATTGACCCTGTTATCAAAGGCAAGAGATATAATGTTTGTGATGAGTTAGTTGATTTTATGAAACAAGACTTTCATTTCTTAGGACAGATTGGAATGAAAATGAAACAGAGACCAAAAAAATCAGATACTCTATCAGAGTTTTTACAAGAAAACTTTATTGAGAATGTTTGGTGTTTCTCTAAAGATAAAGATTACGAATTTGCAACCAAGTATAAAACACTTGAACAATTTATGGAGTGAACAATGAGTATTTTAGACAAAATTAAAAAGAATAGCACAATCAAAGATTCAGCAATACTTTCGCAATCAAAATTTTTCACAAAGAAAGATATGATTCCTACAAGTGTTCCTGTTATTAATCTTGCGTTATCTGGTCGCCTTGATGGTGGTCTAACACCAGGTTTAACAATGTGGGCAGGACCATCGAAACATTTCAAAACAGCATTTAGTTTATTGATGGCAAAATCATACATGGAAAAATATCCTGAGGCTGCCTTGTTGTTTTATGATTCAGAATTTGGAACACCACAATCCTATTTCGATTCATTTAAGATTGATATGGATAGAGTGTTGCACACACCGCTTACAGATGTTGAGCAATTGAAATTTGATATTATGCAACAGTTACAGAACCTAGAGCGTGGAGATAAACTTATTATTGTTGTTGATTCTATAGGTAATTTAGCATCAAAGAAAGAAGTTGAAGATGCGCTAGAAGGCAAAGGTGTTGCTGATATGTCAAGAGCGAAACAAATTAAGAGTTTGTTCCGTATGATTACACCACACTTAAACTTAAAAGATATTCCGATGATTGTTGTTAATCACACATACATGGAAATTGGAATGTTCCCTAAAGCAATTGTTGGTGGTGG